ATTTGTGGCAGAGATATTTGTCAAACCTAATCGTTCAATCAATTTCATTAAACTTCAATTTGTTGCAACTAGAACAGGCGTAGCATTTGAAGAGGTCGCAGGATAAGGGAGATTTAAAAAATGGCAAGTATAACAGATTTTAAAGCTAAACTATCAGGCGGTGGTGCTCGTGCCAATCAGTTTAAGGTAGTAATGCCTTTTCCTGGTTACGCTCAAGTAGGTGGTGAGATAGAACAATTAGCGTTCTTATGTCAAGCAACTAATCTACCAGAAATGACAATAGGTACTGTTGAAGTACCTTTTAGAGGTAGAACTATTAAAATTGCTGGCGATAGAACAGTAGGTGATTGGTCAATTACTGTATTAAATGATACAGACTTTTTATTAAGAAATGCATTTGAAAGATGGCAAAATGGTATCAACAATATGTCTGATAACGAAGGATTAACAAATCCTGCTGATTATCAAGTAGACGCTTTTGTTGACCAACTTGACAGAAACGGTGCAACTATTAAGTCTTATACATTAAGAGGTGCTCATCCAACAAGTATAGCTGCTATACCATTAGCATATGACACTAACAATGCGATTGAGACTTTTGATGTAACATTTTCTTATCAGTACTTTGAAACAAATACAACTACTTAATATTGGTATAAATAATATTAGTATTAAAGAGGAAATAAATTATGGCTGAACTATTTGGTTTTCAGATAACGAGAGTTAAAAAAACTGAAGACCCTAAACAATCGTTCACAACAACCCAGGCGGATGACGGTACCCAAACCGTCGCCGCTGGCGGTTACTTTGGTCAGTACCTTGACATGGAAGGTACTGCCAAATCTGAAGCAGACCTGATTCGTAGATATAGAGAAATTTCTTTACATCCCGAATGTGATATGGCTGTTGAGGATATAGTAAACGAAGCTGTTGTTGCAAATGAACTAAAAGAAGCAGTAAGAGTAAACACAGATAATTTACCTTACGGTAAAGATATTAGAAGAAGAATAGAATCTGAATTTTCTGATATCTTGAAACTCATGAATTTCAATACAAAAGGACATGACATCTTTAGAAGATGGTATGTTGATGGTCGTATATACTATCAAAAGATTATTGATAGAACTTCACCTACATTAGGTATTACAGAACTAAAATATATCGACCCTAGAAAAATTAAAAAGATTAGAGAAGTAAGAAAAACAAGACCTGAAGGTGCTAAGAACTTAGAGATAGTAGATGAGTTTGTAGAGTATTACTTATTTAACGAAAAGGGCGTATCGGGTACAACATCTGGCGGTGGAGTTAAAATCGCACCTGATACAATTGCATTTTGCCCTAGTGGTCTAGTAGACCAACAAAAAAATATTGTTATGTCTTATTTACATAAGGCAATCAAACCTGTCAATCAGCTCAGAATGATAGAGGACGCTGTTGTAATATACAGAATTGCAAGGGCGCCAGAAAGAAGAATATTTAAAATAGATGTAGGTAACTTACCTAAAGTTAAAGCAGAACAATATCTAAGAGATGTTATGGCAAGATATCGTAACAAATTAGTATATGACGCTTCAACAGGAGAAATTAGAGATGATAGAAACTATATGTCTATGCTCGAAGATTTCTGGTTACCGTCAAGAGAAGGTGGTAGAGGAACAGATATCTCAACATTACCTGGTGGTCAAAACTTAGGTGAAATTGCTGATATCGAATACTTTCAAAAGAAACTGTATCGTTCATTAAATGTTCCTGTAAGTAGACTAGAATCAACACAAGGTTTTAATTTGGGCCGTGCAAGTGAGATTACTAGAGATGAACTTAAATTTACTAAATTCGTACAAAGACTAAGAAAGAAATTTACAGAGTTATTTAATGACTTGTTAAAGACACAGTTAATTCTAAAGAAAGTCATTTCAGAAGAAGACTGGCATACAATTTCTCATAACTTACAATATGACTTCTTACAAGATGGTCATTTTGCTGAACTAAAACAAAGTGAAATGATGAGAGAAAGAATACAATTAGTTAATGAGATGAGAGATATGGTAGGTAAATACTTCTCAGTAGAATACATGAGAAAGAATGTACTTAAACAATCTGAATCAGAAATCGCTGAAATGGATAAACAAATTAAACAAGAGATTGATGATGGTATTATATCATCACCATTCTCACAAACAGATGAAGACCCTATGGGTAATTAACGGAGGATATTATGACAGAAGAAGTAAAAACTTTTATTGATAATCTAGCAACTGGCGATAATGCAAATGCTGGTGAAGCATTTAAAACAGCATTAAGACAAAAGGTTGCTGATGGTCTAGACGCTAAAAGAAAAGAAATGGCAGGACAAATGTTTAATCCTGTAACTGCTCAATCTATACCTGATGAGGCAGAAGCTTTTAGTGACCCTAAACCAGAAATTGCTGAACCAGGTTCTTTTGATAGAGACGGAAATGTTATCGGTCAAAATGATGGTCAAGCAGATATAGATTTGACAACTGATGAAAACAAGTGATATTATAAAAGAATATAGTATACATGATTCAAGGGCGTTTAACTCTTTAACACCTAAGATGAAAGAGTGTGCCGAATCATTGTTTAAAATGTTAGATAATCATGTTGATGATGATGGCAATATACAAGAGGGTATAGAAAAATGTATTTTATCTGTATGTGAAAAACATAAGATAGAAAAAGAGAAACTTTTAGATTACATAGAACTAGAAGTTAGAGAACAACTTAAACAAACAATAGAGGTGTAAAGAAACTATGGCAGTAACAACTAAAATATTAGCAGATACTAAGACACACGCCAAAGTATTACTCACCTGGAATGCCGACGCCGCTGCCACAGCAGCTGCCGTGGACGCTTCAGCGTTGAGTGGACATGCAAACGGCGCTAAACTTCACATTACAAACATTGTATATGGTGTAGGTTTAGGAGAATGTAAATTAGAATTTGTAGGTGCTTCAAGTGATGTTGAGGCAATAAACTTATGTGGTTCTGGTCATTATTATGGTGCTGTAATAAAAAATACAGCAACTAATACAACTGCAACAGGTGGTGATATAAAAGCAACAACAACAAATGCTTCATCTGGTTTTGCATTATTGACATTACAGAAACAAGATATGGGCGAAAACGATTAGGAGATAAATTATGGCAGATATAGTAACAGTACAAACGATTGCTGATATAGCAGGTGTTAAACATGTTAGTAAGATGACTAACTTATCAGATGGTACTGGTGAATCATTGGTAACTAAAATTGACGCTTCAAATACTAATGGTATGACTGAAGACGCTACTAAAGTACTTGCAAGAATATGGTATTCTATTAACGCAACAAATACAAATGCAGCTGTTGAGTTATTATGGGGAGGTGCCACTAATTCTACTATGGTATTATTAAATGGTCAAGGACAT